ATGAATGAAGTAAAAACACTCCCAAAAAATGAGGCAAAGGCAGAAACAAAGCCAGGAGTTAAAACAGTAAAGCCTACCGAAAATTTAGAAAACACTTCTAAAGGTAAACCAACCGAAGAGGAAGCAAAACAAGAAGTTAAAACAATTCTTGAGAAGTACAAACCCGAACCGCCAAAAAGCGCAGAAAGCAGAATCGAAAGAATTAAACAATTTGAAGCACTTTCAAATCGTTACAATGCACTAAAGGAAAAAGACCACGAATTAAAAATGTTCAAGGCAGGTAACGACAAAACAGGAGCAAAAATAATTTTCAAAAATGCTCAAGGTTTTGAATTTTCAGTAACTAATTCAAACGTGATTGAAAAGCTACTTGAAGCAGGAAGTAAAGAACTTTCGATTTTACTTGGAGAGGCAGAAAACGAAGTTTTAACATTTGAAATCTAAAAACAAAAACAAAACCCCTAAGCCATGCAGGGTTTAGGGGTTTAAAATCAATAAATATTATAAGCCATGACACTTACAACATTACACGCCAAAAATACATCAAATTCACTTAGTTACCAAGTAAGACAAATATTAAATCAAAAAGGGTATTCTTTCCTTTGGAACTGGGACGACTTCGCATACTTCAGAAGTCAAGCAAAAAACGAGTTTAACAAAGCCTTAGCAATAGCTAACCTTTTTATTTCTAATTCAGACACACAAAGCGATTACGATGAATACATCAATTAATCTTCGCAAATTGACTATTTCATCCACTTATCGAAAAAGGCTTTGGAAAAAGCCTGTTTTATCGCCAAAATTAACCGTTTCAGGCGAATGGATGAAAAAAGCAGGTTTTGAAATCGGCGACAAAGTCACAATTTCAGTATCAAACAATTTATTAATAATTCAAAAAATTTAAGCCATGACAAACATTTATTTAAACAGACCTTTACAGAATGACAACGTTTTTGTAAAAAACGCCATTTTACCTATTAGCCAAATTACAAATTATCCAAGCCGTAGAGGTTTGGATAAGGTAATATTAAGCGAAAACCAGATTGTTAATTTTGTTTCAAATTCTTACGGACACTTACCCAATGAAGAGTTTTTCATTAAAGTTGAGGAAATGCTTGTTTTATCCGACATCAAATATATTACACGTAGTATAAACAGAGAAAACAGAAGCTTTGCAGTAGATTACATATTAAACGACGATAGATATTGCGTAACTGTCAAAAATGGAAACGATAAAATCCGCCCGATGTTACGATTTACAAATTCATACGACGGCAGTTGCAAAACCTCGGGAACATTCGGATTTTTTAGAGAAGTTTGCAGCAATGGATTACACACAGCACAGACAAACATAGGTTTTTCACTTAGACACAAAGGCAACATTCAAGCGTTAGTTTTACCTGCTATATACAACACAATCAATTCATTCATAGAAAATGAATTTTATGAGATTAGAAAAAAGTTTGAAGTTTTAGCAGATTTTAAAATAGTCAATCACTCTGAAATCGTAAAACGTATAGCCGAAGAAACGAAGCTTTTTAAATTTGAATGTTCAGACAAAAACCCGTTGCCAAGTTTAAACGCAAGAACAGTAATAGAAACAATAGAAAGAGAACAACGCCATTTTAAAGAAGACATTAATCTTTGGCACGTTTACAATGCTTTTAATGAATTACTTCACGACAAGTTAAAAAAGAATTTTGACCAACAGGAAAAAATCGACAAAAAGATTTTTAACGCTGTTTTAGAACTTGCAAACTAATGAGCAACACAATTACAATAAGCAGAGAATTGAAAGAATTCAATTCTCTGTTTTCTCAATTGGGTTATAAATTTGACTACATAACCGTTTTTGATGATATACTAACTATAATAATTTGCTGCTTTGGCTTTGGAACAAATGAAGAACTGTATTTTCAAACGATAAAAAAATACAGCAAAGAAGAACTTAACCTATTCGCCAAAATGATTGCCGAACTGTTAATCATTTATTCCAAAGCCAAAGCAGATAATCGCTGGGTTGACCCTTTAGGCGATTATTACGAATTTCTTGCTTCAAATAGCAAAAAATCCGCATTAGGACAGTTTTTTACACCTGCAAACATTTGCGATATGATGGCTATAATGGTAGCTCCAAAAGATTGGGATAGCACTATAAACGAACCATGTTCCGGCAGTGGTCGAATGGTTTTAGCCATGAATAAGCAAGTAAAAGGATGTTACTATGTTTGTCAAGACTTGGACCCAATGTGCGCAAAAATGACCGCAATTAATTGCTTAATGCACGAAATTAAATGCGAAGTTCACTGTATGGATGCTTTGAGAATGGATAAAATATACACAACCTACTATATCAATCACGAGTTTTGGAAACTCAAAACACCACACATAATACAAAAAGCCTATCATTGATAGGCTTTTTTCCTTTTCAGGTTATCGCGTGGCTAACGCCAATAAAAATTTAAAAAAAATTCTTTGCAAAGAAAATCAATTAATTGGCTTTTTTTCGTTAGAAGTATCAATAGCTTCAAATTGAAATATTTCTCTTTTGAAATTTTTACCGTATTTTCTTTTTATAACTATCCTATTCTCAGATATACTTTTAACATCAGAAACAGATACTATAGTAATCGTACATTTTTTTTCTTCCATTTTTCAAATTTAAAAAAAATTTCGTCGCAAAGCGACGGTAACGGCTTTATTTTTATCCTTCTACTAAATCTAATCTAGGTAGATATTCTAATAAATATTTCTTTGCTTTTTGCTTTCTTGCTGCTGAAATAAATTTACCAAAACCTATAAACTTTGATTTATTTTACTATCAGACATCTTTAAACCCTTTAAAATGTTTGTCTTCAATTATCTCAACCACAGCTGAAGCAAAAAAAACCGGAGCATCTACTTTATTATACAACTCAGTTTCATTTTTAATTTTCAACATCGCAGTAAATGCGTCAATTTGATTTGCATTCATAACCTGCTGTACAATTACTATAAACGGCTTTACTTTTTCTTCATACATATCACCTAATTGAAGCTTGCAATTTTCTTGAGCTTCTTTCAGAACCTGCATACTCTTAAAAGTTTTACTTTTTTGCTTATTTGTAGTCATGGTAATTTTATTTAGTCAAATATACTAAATTAATAAACACCTGCTTCCATGAATGGCGTTTCGTTGTCTTCAATTAATTCAACCCATTCACGGCGATATATTAAATATTTGAACGCATCTGAAAAATTTGTAGAATACATCGGCAGTAAATGTCTTGCTAATTTTTCAGATGACTTTTCCTTGTGAATAGTTTTAGTTCCCGATTTATCAATCTTAACTTTTGTTTTTGCCAATTCCATAGAACTTTTTAAGTTCTTACAATTGAATTTATCAATTTTTACTTTTGGAACTCTACCAAAAGAATGAGTTTTTGACACATAAGTTTCTCCCAAAAATTGACGCGCAAAATTGTATTCCTGCTCGTGCAAAATTGAACTTCTTCCTTGAGATAACAAATTAACAGTCCATCCCGATGGAGAACCATTTGTGTTCTCAATTTCCTTTTTTATCTCGCTAGCCCAATCTCTACGAATTCTATGATACTGATTTCCTGCGGGATCATAATACATATCTAAAACTTTTCTCTTATGATTTTTGAAGAAATTTTTAAACTGACTTGCGAGCTGAGCAGAACTTTCTGGAGGCAAGGTATAAAATTCCTTCAAACAGTACATATAACTACCGTTTTGCTGTGCAATTACCATGCTTGTCATATCTCCGAAATCAATTCCACACTCTAATTTAGAATTATGATCTAAATAACGTAACGCCAAACTGCTTTCTTCAATTTCTTCAGTAAGCAAAAATTTATCATAATAAGCACGGTTTGTTCCATCATCAAAAAAATGATGTTCACCCAAATGAGTGTAAAATCGTTCACCTTTTTTTATATCTACTTTCAAAGATAAAATCGCACTTTTAAATTCTTCAATTCCTAAAGCTTTATAAGTGTCTTTAAAAAATCCTTCCTGAAGAATATCGGCATTAGCAAATGAAGAAACCACATAGTAAAATGTAGAGTTTTTTCTAACTCTAATCCATTTTTCTGTCCATCGTGCTAAATTCTTTACCAGAAGTTCTACTTTGGCTTTATTTCGGTCAATTTGAGCATTGTATAACTCACAACGAATTTCGTTAAGTACAACGCCAACTTGCAATGCCAATTTTATTTGTTCCAGGTTCATGTCTTTTTCACGAAGCGTAATCCAATCATCATCACCATCAAGTATGTTTGGCATATCGGTCATAAAAGTACGACCTCTATAAAAAACCGAATGTCCAAACTGAGCATGTTCACCACGAATTGCAGGATCTAGTTTTTTTAGTTTTTTAAACTTTAGCAATCGTGCTTCATCACCATACAAATGCTGGAATGAGTTTCCCGCCAATCCGCTTGGTTGGTCCAAACTTCCTAAAAGCAAACGAACACCTGTTTTTACCGAAATAGTGTGATGATACGAATCTGTAGGCTTATAGCAGCTTTTAAAATGAGAAGGCGGTCTTTTATCAGTTACATAGTCGACGCCATTTTTCCAACCTTTTCTATTCCAACCTTCAATAAGCGTTGGAACTATATTTTTTAGACAGTTTACATAAGTATCAGAAACCATTACCTGCTGACTGTGTGGCATATCATGCATAATAGCCTGTGTTCTTTCTGCTAGAATATCAGTTTTAGAAACACCACGACCACCAACAAGAAACAAATCCGTAGGTTGAATTAACTGTATCATCATATTAACCCAATTTGCATAAACTGGATTAATAAATGGATCATTATGTTTTACGTGGATTTTCCTGCTCATCTGGAAAGAGTTTTAATGGAAGAATTAAAGCTTCTTGTTTAATACGATTTCTTTCTTTTTCCGTCAGCTCTGGGAATTTATCAATGAATTCTTCTAAAGACTTTCTGTTAGCAGAACCCATTTCAAAAATGTTTGCGTCGAGCGAAAGGAGATTGATAGGTTTATCAAAAAAGTTATCTGGTAGTTCTTCTTTGTCAGGCTCATTTACTTGCCTCAAATTAGCCAAATCAACATACATCTTGATTACCTTGGCAGCATCGGAAACATCTTTCATTGTTCCCATTGCAAAATTGATAACGCGCTCCATTTTTTCGGCATATAAATTACGCCAGGCACTTTTCGAAACTTCATTATCTACATAGAAAAACTGAATTGTTTCATTGTATATTTTTTTAGCCTTATAATCGGAAAAACCATATACAACTTTCATATGATTTACAACAGCTTGACTATTGCCATAGATATCAGTTCTAAATATCAATCCGCGAACTTTTTCGATAAGTTTTAAATATTCAACAATGTGCGAAGGTGCATTATTAATATTGCCTCGCTCCATGAACTCATAAACCTGGTCTAATGTTACATCATCTATATTCATTCTCCAAAAAGGCATTGGTTACGGAAATTTTCTATTTTTACTTTTTCACTTTCCTTCAGGAAAATTTGCGCAGCTGTTATATTGCCACTTTCTGCCAATTCACGCTGCTTATTGTTTATATTAAATTCGGCCACGAGCTGACCGCGATTGTATCTAATTCTAAATTCGCTTTCCGGATTATACCATTCTTTCAAAACCGCTTCTTTATCCTGGTCTAAATACAAAGCAATTTTTTCTGGAGCATAATTAGCAGCTGCTAATTGCTCAACAGCATCTAACTCTTCGTCAGAAAGCTTCAAAGAATTGTGTATTAATTTAATCTCGCTCATCTTTATACAATATAACAAAATAAATTGAGGCTAAAAAATTGATGAAAAACCCAAAAACAATACAAGGAAAATTGTCTTCAGTATTTGGAGTTATTTGAGCAAAGTATGCAAAGCATAACGCAATCATAAAGCATAAACAAGCCGCAATAAGGAAGATTTTATTCATTCTAGTACTTTTTTAAGTTAGAATTGGTAAACAACTGTAATCTAAACTCATAAGCTGATTTAGAATTACATAAAATGTATTGTTCATAATGCGCATTATCGCTCCAGTTCCCAGAACCTTCAATCACATAATGATAATCATGCGTTTCAATGCAGCAAACCTTTGCATGTGACCAAGCATAATATACTTTGATGTTTGGTCGAGTAGAAGCCATCGCATGTAAATTGTCTATTACAGATGGATTTCTTTTAATCATGCTATCGCTAATTAATAGCGTAATTTGCTCAATCATGCCTTTGTCGTGCATTTCAATCAAAGCTTCAATTACTTTTCGAGAAATAGAGTAGGTAGAAGCGTGTAATTGCTTAATCGGAAAACGTTTAGCAATAAACGGAATGAACGTAAAAGCATTAAATGCATTATCAGATTGAAGGAAGAAAATTTCTTCAGGTGTTGGTAATCGTATTAGATTTTCTTCAAGCGATTTTAACTTTTCAAAATGAAAATTCAAAAACTTTGAATTGAACACTGCTGAGATATTTTCTTCCTTTTCTTCTGACTTTTTTTCTAGAGAAAAATATTTGTTATTTGATGCCAAGTTTTTCGTTAACTAAAGTTAATTTTTGATTTCTAGCTTCAACAGCTGCTTCAATTTTCACTTTCTTAGCTTCATCTATGTTTGACTCCAGTTCTTTTTTCTTTTTAGAGAAATATGCCGGTGATGATTTATGAAAAGACATCAATTCTTCTTGTGACATTTCGTTTACCTCTCTAGTCAAAGCAAAGGTTTTAAAAACAGGATGTAATCCTAAAATTTTTCCTTTTTCTCTGTAGTGATTAAGTTCGTCATAAATCAATCTATTTTCTTCAAAGCTTTCAACTGATTTACGTGTCCAACCAGCTATTTCTTCGTCTGAAAGTTGAATTTCACCATTGGCATGCTTCAATAAAATTGCACTGGCTTCAAGATAATCTTCATAAGCGTTGATTTTGTCAGTCACCAAAACTTTTAACTCGTTAGGACAATCTTCTTGTTTTAAGAAAGGAAAATCATCACGGATTTTTTTTCTTTCTTCAACCGAAGGAGCAGCAACAAATTCTTTAGCTTCCGTTTTATCTTCAGTATTTTTGTCTTCACTAGAAACGTTTTCAGAATTTGTCTCGATGTTTTTTAAGTTTTCGTCAAGTTCTTCAGGAACAAACTGAATTACTTTTTTTTCAGAAACAACAAGTGTTTTAGCATCCAACAATTCCAAATCTGTGATTTCATATGCTTTTTGCAAATCATATAAAAGATTTTTCATGTTAGCTTCAGAATACCCACGATTATACATCATTTCTGATGTAACGTCCTTATTTGGACTTACTCTGTACAACGAAAACGCATCGTTATACGCCTCAAAAACATCAGCTGGAAGGCTTGTTAAAAAGGCAATTACTAGATTTTTTTTATCATTCATTTTTTTTGATATTAAATATTGATATTAAATATTGATGTAAAATTGGTAATTACCAATCACAAAAAGTGTTACATCAAAAAAGCATTGGTTTCCCAATGCTTTAATGACCAATCTATAAAAACAACAACCTAACTTCTACTCAATTCAACCAGGTATTTAGTTGCTCCGGCATTTACATACTCAAATGTAATTACTGAACCTTCTAAAGCTGTCCATGTTGTTCCAGAACGAAGAATTACAGTTACAGTTCCCGCTACGCCATTTGCTAAAACGGCAGGATCGGCACCACCAGAACCAATTAATGTAATATGATCTCTATCTGTAGCTGTAACAACTCCAAAAGTGATTGCATCACCAGCAGCATTAGCTGATAATTTATGTTGCGTGTTCACTCCTGTATTAACCACAATAGCAGCACTTGAATCAACAGCAACTGGAGCATCAAGAACTAAAGCACCAGTATAAATACCAGGAAGGAAACTTGATTTTGCAAAAGCTTCAAATTTCAACATGTGAAATCTTCCATCGTTATCATCTTTTCCTTCAGGTTTTAACTGAAGTGGCGCACATTTAGTTCCAACCACTTGTCTTTCCACTTCAGCACACGAACCATGAATGATTATTACATTTCTACCTAACCAGTTTTGAATAAACTCTCTAATTTCTTTAGCATTGCCAGGATGTTGAGCCTCGAACGCTTGCTTGATAGAAATACTGTCTTCATCGCCATCTGAAGTATAAGGTGCAGATATTTTTGATTTAGTCGCGTAGAACTGAATCATTCTTGCATTTTCCTTCATTACGAAGTCACCAACCATTACAATTCCTTTGCTATCTCTAGGAGGAAAAAATAAAATATCATCAACGTCAACAATGGTTACGTTTGGATCTTTTGCCGCAGCTGCACCTTGTGCAATACCTTGGCCTTTCGGAACACTTATTTTAGAATACATATCTTAATAATATTAAGGAGTTATAGAACGTTTAGTTTCGAACCATTTACCGTCTATCAACGTTAATTGAACATAAGAAACTGAATCAGGAAGAACCGCATTAGAATCAACTTCTATTACGTTAGCCACATCAGAAACAGTCAATTCAACATCGGCTGTATCTGTACCATAAATTTTGATTGTTTTACCTTCAACACCATTGATGATATTAGCTAAAGTAGTATCAGCAACACCGGTAAATCTAAATACTGAAGCGGTTGAAGCATCAATTGAAGTTCCTGTAAAGTTTAGTTCACCCGAAGCTGGAGCAGTTTCAGGCGCTGTAGTTCTTTTCAATTCCTTAAAAGTGCCATTATCATTAACTAATAATGTTAAAGTTCCGCCAGTGGATAAATCAAAGCTTGCATTTCCAACTAAGTCGAAAATAGCACTGTCAACGATATTTTTAACAGCAGGTATTTTTGTGTTACCTGTTATTTTGATAATTGAACCTTTTGGTGCATTTTCAATATTAGTAATATTTGTTTTCCAAGCATCATCGATAACCATGTTAGGGAAATGGAAATCAATTACTCCAGACTCATCATCATAAACCAATAGTTTTTGATCTGCGTTGAAAATTGGAGCTTCGTTAGTCCAAACTTTTTGACGTGCAAAATCAACTGGTTCTCCTGGTGCTTGTTTTGTTCCAACAAATTTTAAACGAATTCCTAAACGGTAATCCGCAAATATGTTAGTATCACGTTTATCATGTTGAACAGTAAACTTACCTTTTTCAGAAACATTGTAATCCATAATTTGGATATTCTTAGATTCTGTGATGTACATGAAATCAGAATTCACTAAATCGCGAATTGGCTGGAATTTGATGTTTTGGAAATTCAATGGATAATTTTTCTCATAGATAGTATTTCCGGCATCATCTTTCATGTGAAGTTGATAAGCTAAACCTGCTTTGGTACGATATCTATCCAAATTAGCTTGAGACAAACCTAACTCTAATCCTTCCATTTGTCTTTCAGTTTCTGGAATAGATTTAATTAATGCATCTACTTTATCCACGATATTCATATCGGTAATTGGACCAAGATTAGTTGCTGCATATTTTTTAGATATTTCTCTATGATACCAGAAAAGGTAACGTAAACCGTCTTGAGAGTGAACGGCTAATCCTGGAGTTGAACCATCTGGAGTTTGTGAGTAGATACCGTTGATTTGTGCTTTTCTGTCATCTAACATTTGTTGTTTTACGATTTCAGAAAGCAAGAAATAAACAAACGTCATTTTCCAAGGATGAGAACCATCGGAACCGTTGTAACTTCTTATCCAAGTATTTTCTATTTGCTGTAATTCATAACCATCAAAAGTGATGTCTATTTTTTTACGGAAAACACGTCCTTCTTCAGCTACAATTTTAACGTTGTTTTTAGGTTTCCAACCTTTGCTTCTTCCTTGAACAATTTCACCCGCAATGATATGTCCATCAGCTACACGGTCAAGAACACCAGTACGTCTATCCCAATCTCTCGGTAAGTCTAAAGTGTCATTGAACAATGAATTTAAAGCTTGAGGATTTTCACGAACAAAATGCGCCACGTCATCTTGAAGTGTTGGGATAACACTATCTTGATTAAAGTCAGTAGCTTTGATACTCATATCTCTTAAACGAGCATTCCACGCTCTACCTTCAAACTTATTGTAGTCTTTATTGTCACTAAATAAGTGAGTTGCAGAATGTACAATTTTCATAGCATGTGAATTTTTAATTACAGCGTCTGGTTTGTCGCCAATTCCTTCGTCCATTATCTTATCTAATTGGGCTTGGAGTTTTTCTTTGGCTTCTTTTTCTTTTTTTACTGAAGCTTTTAAACTTTGTAATAACTCCGCGGTTGTAGCTTCAGTAGCATTGTTTTCTTTCGCATTATCAAGATTATCTTGATTTTGTTGCTTTTCTGCAATAATTGCAGCTAATTCGTCATGGATAGCTTTCATATCCATATCCTTATCCAGAAACGCTTTAATTTCACCGTTAACGGCTTGCATATACGTTTCATACTTGTCGCCAAAATGCGCTTTCAATTTAGCCACTTCGGCATCGGTAAAATTCAGGGCTTTTTTCTCAGCATCGACTGGAATATCGGATTCCTTGTCGTAGCCTAATAAAACCATAAACATTCCCATCGTTGCTTTGAGTTTCTCAAACATAACTTTGTTCTTTTTTAGTTAATTAATAATTTCTATTTAGTGCTCTCATTTCACTCATAATCTGGAGTTCTTGAATTGCTTTATCAACGCTGCCGATACCATCAGCAAAACCATAATTAAGCGCATCAGAACTAAAATAAACACTGCCAGTAATCACACCTTTTACCTCTTTTTTTAATTGAGGTCTAAGTCTGACAGCGTCTGTTTGGAATTTCTTTGCCAATGGAGATAAAACCAATTTTTTAATTGGTTCAGTATTTCCATCAGCAAGTTCTCTTTCCGGGTAATTTTTATCTTCACTTTCGTCTGGATAAACTTGCTCCATTTTAAAGCCATTCATTTTTAAATATTCGCGATTATCCATGTAGGTTAAAACAATCCCAATTGAACCTGCACAAGCCGTAATATCGTTTGAAGCCCAAACAAAATCAGGCTGTAAACCATAAGCTAGATACAAATGTGCGGAACACATCATTTCGTATACTATTCCTAATGGCTTAGTTTTATTGCGTGTTGCACCAAAATCAACAAAACCAGGAATTGCCGAAACGCTTCCGCCTGGACCATCCATATAAATCAAAATACCTTTGATATTACTGTCAGCATCTAATTTTTTTAATATATCTACAATTTCATCGGCACCATAAGAACAATAATCTCCGTAAGTGATTATTGGACCAATCATATTAAGAACTGCTATACTTCCTTTAGGAACATTTACAACACCATCTTTGTCAGCTGACAAACGATTATTGTTTTGGTCATAATATTCAATAAGCCTTTTAGCGCTTGGCTCAAATTCTAATTTTTCTCCTTTTAGAATTCTTTCTGCTTGAGAAAACCAAAAACCAAGAGTTTCTCCAGACATTGCCCATTGCCCTTTTGCGATTTCGTTTATTAAAAAATTTACTTTCATAACTAATCTTCTATATTATTTTCGGTTTCTCTCAAAATTTTCATTTCTAGTAAATGAATATCAGCTGTAACTTTTCCAAGGTTTTTATAAAAAATATCACTCACTTCAGAAAGCATTTCTAATTCGGAAATTAACCTGGCTTTTCTAATTTTTAGTTTTTGTAATTCCTCTTTCATTATTTCTTTTTCTCAACTTTTGTTATTAAACTTTCGCCACACTGGTCAAAGGTTTTCGCAGTAAATTCTTTTTTGCCAAGAAATGTTGTTTTTATTCCTAGAAATTTCCATTCTCTACGCTTCCAATAGACAACATTATCCGTTTTATTTTTGAATTCTCTATCTGTTATATTAACTGAAAGATTATCGTTTAAATAGTGAACATTGCCTTTGATTGTCATGCATTTTGTTGTATCAACAAACGGCACTGTAAATTCTTTTTTCTCTTTTATCGCCTCAAGAATTTTTGAAACGTCATATTGTTTTGCTGTTTGATCCTGGTATTTGTATTGGACCGATAAAATAGACTGGAGTCTATTTTCTCGAATGTTCGCTTGATCGAGTAATTGTTTTAATTCTGAATTGGAATATTTTAAATATTCAGAAATTTCACGGCTAGTAAGGATTTGATTAGCAAACCTCAAACTATCCTGCATTCGAAGCTGACGAGCATTTTCTGTCTGACGAACATTTTCCTGTTTTTGAAATTGCCAATCTTTATAAAACCAAACCGCTGCACCCAAAAGCACAACTAACCCAATTATCTTGATATTTTTAATTAATCCAATCATAACTTGATATATTCAACGCCTTCTTCAATGAAGAATTCTTTGTTTTGAAATTTTTTATAAAGCTGCTGCCAAGTGTGACCAAATGTCATTTCGAAATGAGGAGCATCTGGAAATCTTTTCCAATCGCCACCCCAAACAAAACCTTGAGATTTTAAATAATTAACAGCTTCCATCCAGTCAGCTTGTCCATCAGCATCCATATCTTTGAGTAAGTCCCAAGAAGCCACTTCAAAAGTCCCGTTGTTGTCCATATCATAAAGAACAACTATGTCAAAAGCTAATCGGTAGAAATGAATAGTTTGCCACCATTGAGCATTAGTCACTTTTCCTAATCGTTTTCCGTCTTTATCAAAAAGTATCGTTCTGCCTTGATTGTATAGATTAGTTTGTTCTTGCTTGGTTCTGTGTGCGTAAGCAATACGCAAACGAACTCTTTTGCCATAGAGTTTGTTATTTATATGCTTGTAAGCATCTAATGCTTTTTGTCTAATTGCAGGATGCAGCGTTTTTAATCTTTCTAAACTAATTAAATCCATTACTTTTTGTTTTTATAGTCTTTTTCCATCAACCACCATTTCCTAGCTGTGTAACCAACGAAGATTAAACCACCAAAAATTTTAATAGAAACATCTATTCCGGTAGCTGTAATAACACCAATGAACAATCCAAAAGCAGTTACCTTAATGTCTATAAAATGAAATATGTTATTCATTTTTCCCATTAAATTTTGTGTTAACAATTCGTTTAATCATGTCCATGATTACACCGGGATTAATTATCATAGACAATCCTACAATAGTTACAATCGATTCCTCAATACTAAAAGAAAGCGTGTTATTGAAGTATTTCCAGAATTGTAGGGAAAGAATGGCGATGCCTAGAATTAGCATAAACCAAAATCCGATAAAGCGGCGCATATCTTGAGACATAACTTTGATATTTTATTCAAAACTAATGCGCTTCAAAAAAAGAAAGTGTTACATCATTTTAAGAAAAATTCAAAAAACGATTGGCAGAATGCCTTTGAGTTCTGGATAGTTTTTTATCCTTTTTTTTTTCTCTGTAGTAAAGCATTTTCAAGGTGTATCTTGAAAAACCAGCTTCAAGCAAATCATATTTTTCAATAAAATTATCTATTGCTTTAAGAAGCTTCATATCTGGATTATGCTCCATTGCGCCATCAATATAATAGCAGAATGAAATTCTAAATAAATCTTCTAACAAATCATTAATTTCATCATTCTGTTCGGCAGTAAGTAGTAATTCTGTATATGTTTTTTTTTCTGAAACATAAATAGAACCTCTGTAATTAGTTGCTCCTTTTTTTTCTATGGAAAGATACAACGTGAAGGCATTTACTTTGTTTCCTTCATAAAGTTTATAAAATTTATTCATTTGGTAATTAATAAACTTACCAATAGTAGAATATGAATAAATTGTAATCAGTTTTGATCTCATTGACATGTATTCAGATTCTCTGCCTTCTAATTCACGGAAAAGAAAAGGTATTAAATGCTGGCGAATAGTCACTGGTTTTGTCATGAGAATTTAATTTTATAGTAGATTTGAAAAAGAAAAACGAGAAGCTATAATAGCTTCTCTTTTTTCATAATGGCACCTTCAGAATTACTGAAAAAGGTTGTGCCTATGTAGGCGAAACCTACACCTGCGGAAGTCAATAAAATTGCTTTCCAATCGGACCAAAGAATTGGGATGGTCATATTAGCCTCAAAAAAATCTTTTACCGCCAAAAAAATAGCTGTAAAAAGAGCAATGACCAATCCTTTCCAAAACTCTCGCCAATTCAAACTTGCGAATACACTGTGCATAATATAGAGATTTAAAGATTACACGAAAAATAATACTACAAGAAAACCTATAAAACCAACCAAAGTCGTAAATAGAATGTCTGGAACTGCATTTTCTTTCCATTCTGAAGCAGTTTGTTTTTGTTTATTTCGGCGTTGCCAGTTCTCGAAAAGCCAAGCCACAAGACCTGTTATCGATAGGGACAATAAACCCTGAAAAAAGTATTGCGAGTTTTCTAATCCGTTGAATTGCGCTTCTGCTAATCCAAGCCAATTGAAAACATTGGCAGGAAACCAAAAACAAAAATTAAAAACAAAAGCTAGGCAATGCCAAAGCCATCGGTTGTCTTGTGTGAAATACTGTTTGATTGTCATATATTTTAATTTAAGGATTAATAAAAATTTCGGGTTCTTTATATAAATTTTCTGGAATTGATTTTTGTAAATCTTTGAGCCAAAATTTGTGACGTAGATAATTCAAGTCAACAATTAACCTGGTTTTGAACATACGTTCCAAAATCAGAAAAGCATCATAATTCAAACATATCATAATGGCAAAAAATTCATTGTCGATTTTTCGACCAACAAATCCCATCGAGTTACGCCAGTCATGAATTAAACTAGCGACTTCGAAAACAGTTTCACAATTTCTTTCACGAACGAACGTTGCGCCATCATAACTGAACTTACCAGCTTGAAAGTCTTCCCAAGCCAATAACACAAGGAGACGAATAGGATGTTTGAAATCCAAATGACGCATTTCGGATTGCATATAAGAATATCCAAAATGCAACTGATCATAAGTGAAATGCTTGTAAAACTTGTTTTTCATATTGGTTGATTTCCATTTATAAAAATTTCGTCTAAATCTTGTTGAGACAACCCCATTAAGTGAGCAACTAAGTTCAACTCAGGATTATATCGGTCAAAAGAAGTAGCTTCATTGAATTTTATAATTGCGATTTTTCTTTGAATTTCTGGATATACATTTGGAGGTAACCCATCAATTGTATCTACAACATCTTCAATTTCAATTCCTCTTATAAGCAATTGAATTTTTAATGCCATCCTTAAAATGCTTTCAGGAACCAATATTGGTTCTGGAATTTCAACAACTTCAGATGTTGTATATTCTGCATCGGCTGGAATTTCGTTAAAATTCATAGTATCTATAAACTGATTGCCTATTCTATATGTATATTTTGTAGCCATGATTATGAATGTTGAAATTGGAACCAATCGCGAATTGTTTCTCGTTGTGTTGTTCCAACTGTTTTAACAATCGAATGATTAATAAAACATGGAGTTGTTGGAATATTTGTTGTGTGAGAAAATTGTAAATTACCGTCAATGTAAAAATCCACTTGAGTTCCTGCTGCATTAACAATAATCAAAAGTTCATACCAAGTTCCAGCTATAACAGGAATAGAAGTAACGGAAAATGTTCTTGAAAATGACGCATTAGTTGTAACGCATTTCCAATTGGGCGAACCGGCGTTAGCTCCAGCGGCAAAACTTCCCGCTTCATCATAGAGAAACATAATTGATCCTGAAGGATTAAAACGGTTACCATTACACAAAAATCCTTCTTGTGCATAATAGGAATTTGAAGCATCCGAAAGAACAGGAATTTGTATTCTTGTACGGAAATAGAATTGACCTTGTCCAATTATAATTGGAGGAAAATTTGTGTTTCCAATAATTAAAGCGCCTTGACCTATTGAAGTAGAAGTTCCTGTATGAACTATATAAACTCCTTTTGCGCCAGTTCTATTTTCGCCAACGGAAATATTACCGCCATTGGCGTTATTAATAGCGTAGCCATTCGTTAAACCAGTCCCTAAAAAATGGTCAAAGATGTATACATATAATCTATCTGTTGATTGGCGAAGATTGTTATTGGATAACAATAAATTATAATCTCCTAAAGTCAAACCTATTTCATTGAATCTCTCAACGACTTCTTTTTGTCTAACAGCTCCATCAGTATTGGTTGAAGTTAAATTTGAGTATAGTTTAGTTTTTCCTTGTGTTGATGGACTAGCAGTTGGAACAGCAGCTAATGCTCTAGCATCTGTAAAATATTTATTAACTGCACCTTCAGGCAAAGCATCGGTTGAAGATGGACCAGAAGATGGAACATTTTCAAATTGTAAAGTCATCATCCAAAATTCTCCAACGAAATCTTCATCGTAGTATTTTTTCAAGATTGCTTTTGTAGCTGCTGGAATTTCGATATAGGTTGTTTCGTCAATAGCATTTCCGTTTATTGTCGGAAAATCACCAGTATCAACGTCAGTTGTTCCATATATCTTAATTGGCATTCCGTATGAATTCTTAATGATTAATTCATCATTAAGACGAAACATTGAAGCCATTAATATATGATCATCGCCGTAAGTGTTGTCAACTACTTTGGTTCTGTCACTAATTAAAAAAGGAGTTAATCCAGTTCCTAAGTCTTGACGATATCCACGATCGCCAAGGTCAAGAGTTTGCTCAAGATTTTGAGACGAACCATAATCAACTCGCGAAGTGTTGACAAAACGATAAAACATAGTTCCTTCGTCTTTAACTTCTTTGAACTCCGTATATTCTCCTGGTTGCGCAATATAATTCTCATTATTAGGACAACGGAAATTGTGCGCTTCAAGAGAATGCTTGAAGGTTATTGGATTGTCTGTTTTGTTGAAAAAAGAAAGGATTTTTCCTGGTCGCGTAAATTGACTTAAATATTGATTGGTCGGCTCAGTGCCTTCAATCATTTCAATTTCATTGTTTCCTAAAATGAAATTTGTTTCGTTTGCATTCAACGGCACTGATACTTGACCATCGCCAAATAACCATTTTTGAACGGTTTCTTGTTTTTGAACGAAAATAGATGTGTCAATTATTGGCGCTTCATCGGAAATGAAATCACCAAAAACCAACCATTTTGTTATAAAAATAGTATTTGCGGGAAGATCTGGCTCAGTCGCAATTTCTGTGCTTGGCGTTCCTGCAACTCTAACAATATTGTTTGAAGTATTCAGAACCGCATAATCTATTCGATAAGTTCCAGCAGCTGCTGTTGGAATTGTAATATTTACTGGAGCAGCATTCGCATAAGTTACGCCAACAATTGGACCAGAAAAACCAAGGGAAAAAGTAAATACATTTCCTGCGCGAGTGATTGTTCCTTTTGTTGCTAAACCATCAAGCGGAACGCCAGTTACATTTTCGTATAGAAAATCTAACCCTAATTTTATCTTATTGATTTCATCAGCTGATAAATATTTATCAATTCCAAATTGCTGAAAAAAAGCAAGTAATTCAGGTGAATTTACCTTGAGTGGAATATTTAGCGGAAATGGATTTACAACTGGCATAGTTAAAAGGATAATGGAATTAAAGCTGGCAATCCATATAGTTGTACAGGCGTAAAACCAGCAGGTTTAATTGATTGTACTTCGAGTGTTAACTCAAGCGTTTGCTCGTTATTTTCGGTCTTGATTAATGGCGGTGTGTTTTGGAAAATGTCATTATTACCAATTACCAAAGCTTTTCCATCGTTAAGCAAAATTTTCACAAACTTTATTTTGTGTAGTAACGCAATTCGTTCAGCACGGTTTTTATCATTGTGAGGAAGACGGAATTCTACTTTTTGCTTAAAGTAGGTATTTCCGTTTAGTATTGCTGAAGCTTCAGAGAAATTGATAGAGGCAATCGAAGCATAGATTTTTTGAAATTCGGCGTTTACAAATATCTCATTGTAGAACGGCTGCCATCCAGTAATGATTGAAGGAGTTGAAACGCCATTGAATGCAAGTTCAATTCCGCAGCAATTCACATTAGTGTAAACTCTATCAAGCATTTGTATGATTATTTTGGATAGAGCGAAGATAGTAAATTATTTACTTAAAGTATATAATTTACTTTTAATTTTATTTGCATAAAAAAACCGCCTATTTGGCGGTTTGTTTAGTATTTTTTTCCGTGAGAAATTTAAATGAAATTATTAGGTTTATCAATCTTTTTAAATTTTATTACCCAAACCCAAGGATTTTCATTCCAGGAGTTGATGCCGTTTATTTTTTGCCATAAAGACATATAGCTTTCAACAGCATTATTTGCAACATGCGACCAATGATCTTTCTGTAAATCTTTATAAGTAGCTAAGTAATTTCGATAAGCTGTTGCAGTAGTATCTACATTCAATAACATATCTTCAATACCTTCATTGATTGCATCGCTTTCAGATATATCATTCAATCTCTCAACAGTTACTTCAGTTACTTCCAGAAATAAACGACATGCTTTTTTTGGCATGTGTATAGATGGACGATTTTTACCTGGATGTAATGGTTTTTCAATTGCGTTGTTTCTTCTGTCTGATGTATAATAGATTGAAGTTTTGCACTCAAATAATTGTTTTATACTCCAATTATTAAAATTTTCTGCCGCATAAAAGTTCTCACGAACCCAAAGAACATCGCCAACATTTGCAGGCGGATTTACAAGAACTACATCGGCTTCAGTTGGATTGTAGTTTCCATTTTCAACGAAAGTAAACGTACCAGTAGCATGATGTACTAATGATTGAAAATAATAATTCGTTAGTTTTTCCAAACCCTTAATTCTACGAGTTTGGTTTTTGGTACCGTTTAGTAAAGCGATTACCATTTCGGTGTTGAATAATTTTGGAATGAATTTCATTTCTCTACTTATTTGTTATTCTCAATTACCATCGTTAGTTCAGGTAATCCTATCTCTTTTAATTGCTCTAAAAATTGCTTAGAGCTAATAGTGTTAATTTTTTTTTGGTGACTAGCTGACCGTTGATGTAGTATGCTTTTCTTTTTTCATTATACGTTAATTTTCTAAAAACTTTTGTTCGTTTTTTTGGGCAATGAGCTAATTGATACAAAAGTCCATCATTTAAACAAACAATGTTTTTATATATTTTGAAACGAAATCGTATTTGATTTTCAGAATGTTGCATAATTTAATTGCGCCAATAAACAAGTTAGCGGCTATTGCCAACCCATCTTCGTATCAACTTTATCTATAAGAGATTTGCAATGACCAGACTTATCTATAAGCGTACACATTACAAGCAAATCTCTACATTCTTTTAGCATCTCAATCAACTCTTGTGAGGGCAACGAACTGCTAACATCGGTTTTGCGTAATGCCTTCTTTGGTGATTGTTTTGAACTTTCTTTTTTCATATCAACTTATGTAATTTAATGAGCATTAGTAATTCTATTACGGCACTAACGCAAAGCCGTTTAACGTTCCAGCTCTTTTAATTGCTCTAAAAATTGCTTAGAGAATTATTTTTTTAGCAACTCATAAAACTCTTTTTTAGTAATTTCAATTACATTTTTGTTTTTAGGTTCTTGGTCATCATCAAGGTAAACTACAATTTCATTTTTTGCACAAATTTCAACAAAAGGCAATTTGAAACGTCCAATCAACTCAGGAACACCTATCAATTCAAAAATGATATCATAACGAAACCCTTTTAATCCATTAAGTAAAAATTCATTCATTTCACGCCCTAATTTTGTTCTTGTATTAGGCACAAAAACATCTTGATGTTCGGGATGTCTTTTCCAAATTTTTAAATCTACCTTTTCTGGTTCCGTAAATGCGAAACCTTTATATTTTGTAACTCTATTGAAGTTTTGCTGACCATGATTTCCAAAACTATTTTTAAAATCAAGTCCTGTTTTTTCTTTAATTGCCAAAATATTATTTGCTTCAGCTTCTTTTTCTTTAGTTCTTTGTTCAAACAGTGATTTATAAACTTTTGAATTTTTGTTAGTGATTTTGTAATACATAATTTGTCTACTTATTTTGTTGTGATAATTTTATTAATTCGATTTCTGCTTTTTGAATACTTACCATTGTATTTACAATTTGACAAGCTGCTTGAGCTTGCGGTATTGCATTAGAATTAGCTTTTACTTTGGCCAACATTTCCATTAATGTTGCTTTCATTTCAATGTTTTCTGCTGTCGGAACAAAACCTTGCAGTTGTTTAGACACAGGAGAAATTAATTCTTTAGTTCTAAAATCTTTGTCTTTCGGATCAGTTATTTCATCCAGGAATGCTTCTACTTCACTTTCAAAAAAAGTTAACGTTTCTAAATGTGTAAAAACACATATCTTTCCTGTATAAATACTTTTATATCTTTGAATAAAATGATCTTTTCCTTTGTAGTTGATGCTTTTACCAACTATCATTGATAATCTGTTGTTTATTAAATCTGTCATGGTTATTTTTTTAAATGCTTATTAATTTCTTTAACTAATCTACCCTTAGCATATACTACATCTTTTAAATCTTCAGGAAGATTATGTACTGTATTTCGTCTCATGTTTTCTTCTCTGGTTATCAATTCCAAATTGTCTAATCGACAATCCAATGAATCTTGATTTTTAAACCAGAGACAATGACCTTCAGGAACTGGTCCGTTTTCCTTTTCCCATATATACTTATGAAGTAATTCCCATTTTCCTAGCGATAAACGTATCCATTTGTACTTTCTATTGCCGCTTCTGTTTTTGTGGTCATAACGTATCCTAATAGCGCCATCACCTTCGGATGCAGTATTGTGCGGAATGTTTCCTTTTTTAAAAGAATTTTGCTTCACTTTCTCAATTTTTTCAGCTGTCATATATTCTGATAATTTTAATCCTTTATTGACTGGAACATGACCTTTTGGAAAACAACTTTCTTTTTTTCTTCTTTCGGCCAGTTCTTTTGGAATTATAAGCTTCAATTGTCTTACCCTAGTTCTAACAGTAATTTCACTACGTCCTATCATTCTAGCCATAGTTTTTAAAGGAATGCTTAAATAGTTTTCCTTTAAAAAATCATCATATTCGGATATAGAACTAATCACCGGACGATTTATATAAAGAAACTTACGCTTTAGTTCTTCAGGAACAATAAGATTATTCCTTTCCATATAACGGTGTATAACTCCGGAACCACATTCAATTATTTTAGACATAGTTTTTTTACCCATTTTCAGATAATTATCTTTGATGAATTGTTGCTGGTATTCTGTTAAAATATATTTTGCCATAACTACAAACTTGAAATGTGAGACATTGTTGCAACTCTAATCTTAATTAATGGTTCATGAACTGTATTAAGTCCGTGAACTACTATATCTTCTTTGATTGGATAACCTGGAGTAAACCAAGTTTTCATCGGTTTGCAACGTTTATTTTTTTCGTTTAATTCCTGAATTTTTGCATGAATTCTTTCTTTGACCACTTCGAATTGATCGTGGTCAAAGATTTTGCGGTCGATGCTTTTTGCGTATTCAAAAACGTCTTTTTCCAAAGTGTTTTTGATTTTGTAGTTGTGTTCAACTAAAATTATAAAGTGTGTAATGTTCATGGCTTTTTATTTGGTATTAATAATTTACATTTAAAAAATAGTTCCTGAAGCTTTAACCAATTTTCTAGAGACATGGATAGTTCTTCTCCTGCATGGTATACATTAACCCACTTTTCATCAGTGTCAATGGTGACACTTTGCACAACAATTCTACCTTCATCGTCGAATAGTTTAACCAGTTGTTTTGATGTGTAATTTGGCATGCTATAATTATTTATTGATTACTGAAATTATGATGACTATAAGCAACAGATAAATGATTGCTTTAAGTCGATAGTTTATGTTTTGTTGGCGGCGCAATTCGGTGAACTGGTTTCGCACCGAGTAAAGCTCACAGAGGTCAAATAGATAGTTTTTGTACTTTGGTATATCGTTCAAAAACTCATCACTAAAATGGAAGTGGTTTTTGAAATCCTCTAAAACACTTCCGAAATCTGATTTTCTTTTTGATTTTTTCATAGTTTGTCGTTTGTTAATTCTTCTACATCTTGTGGCATGAATTTCAATATCTTATCGGGATTTTCGTCGAGTGTAACTTCAACTAGATAAACGTATTTTTGTCCATGTATATTGAAGGTTCTGGCGCGTTCAACTGTTCCGGGTTTGAATTGCGCCAGGACACGATTGTTTTTTCTGTGGAATTTTTGATATTTTACGCTCATGATGCATGGGATAATTTATATGGTTCGAAGGTTTGATCCTTTGCCGGAACAAATAGTTTTTTTTCAGAAATTGCTTTTAATACATAACTTGCAGAAGCTGTAGCTGGAAGATAATGTGGACCAGAAATCTCCATACTATTAACTCTAACGTAGTACAAAGCATTTTCTTGAACGAAATTAGGCGTATAGGTTAAATCAAATTCGTCAGCTTCACGAAGAAGTAATTTAAAATTAAAGTGCAACGAATTGTATTGTTCGCTAAGAACAAAGTAATTTTGATACAAAACAGCTAACTTTATTTCATTCAGATAGCATTCATTAATAGATTTCCAAATTTGTTCTTTTGGAGAATCGTTGAAAATTTCATAATAATTAGGCAGCTTTGTCATTCCTTCAAACTGTCCGTTTAATTGATTTTTTATAAAAATCAACTTATTTGTTATTGGTTTCCCATGGATTAAACAATCATCATAAGATGCTAATCGTAAACCTGCTCTAATTTCTAATCGTTCCATATTATCCTAAATTTTCTATTCGACGAAATGCGTTGTCACATAATTTGATAATTTCATCGTACAAGGTTTTAGACTTAATCCAACCTTCATCGAATAGAAATTCAAATGAAGAAGCTACCTGCTGTAATTCAATCCAGTTGTTACAACTGTTGAATATTTTTTCTACTTCTGAATACGTATACATTTTTTTTATTTTTTTAAAATTTTAAGTCAAAATCACATTTTTATTTTCTCAACATCTCAACATCTGATAATCAAACAGTTAACTGTTTTAATGTTGAGAATGTTACAGAAACAACTACTTTTTTCTCAACATTCTGTAACATTCTCAACATTTTCTCAACCTTTATTGTCTCAAAATCAGTCTTTTATCTTGGTTGAGATTGTTGAGAGGTTTTTTTTAGTCCGCCAGCTTTTTTTATCAATTTTTAATTTTTTGGGGTTGCAGGGGAAAATCAAAAAGGTAAATCAGTCTGACCATCATCTGGAGATTTAGAAGAAGAAAGGATCTCTGTTTTTTGTCCTTCTTTCTTTCCATCCCAAAGCGAACCTTCGTTTAATTGATATACTACTGAGCCTATAATGTCATTTTTCAAATCTTCTGCTAAAGCATTCATATTTATAACCGTTGCTGAACTTCTATTTGCTCCTCGTCCAGTATCGTATGACCATTCTTTTAAGTCTTCGATATATGCGCCGGACTTTTCGATTTGTTCTTTAAGAACAGACTTCGATGGAGCAAGTTCTTTGTATCGTGCAACCCATTCCATTTGAATTTTGTTGTACGTGTGCGACCATTGCATGTATAATTTATTTTCTTCAATTGATACGATGTACTTCACCTGAAGACGGCTTTCTTTTGGTCCACGCAAACCAGCCAGGAAACAATCCCAAAAACGATTAAGCAATGAAGCTGAATTGATTTTTCGGATTTGTTGGTCAATTCCTTTTTTGAAATGTTCTATCATTTCTTCTTGCGTAAATGGAAAATTTATCTTATCTTTGAACATAGTGTATACTGATGACAGTATAGACAAGTTGTTTATAATTCTACTCTTTGCTTCAGGGAATAACTCCTGAAGAATTCCTTTCCAAGAACGCTGCTCTTTTTCAAAATTCTCTTGAAAAAATCTTCTGTATACAAATAGTTCATCGCTATAACATGACACGCCTTTTTCGCGCATATCACGCAATTCATCAAAGACTTTCATTTCGTCCTGGTTAAATTCATTTTTAGTCATTTCATTCCAGATCAAACGAAGAATTAAAGGTTCTTCATTTGGGAATTGGTTACCAGTCAGAATTGCCGAACTTTCAATCGGAATGCTTTCGGTTCCAACGTGGCTTTCAATGTTTCCTCGCTTATAACCACGTCTGTCCCAAAGTGCTTTTAGCATTCCATCAAGCTGAGCATTTCCATTTTTATACTCAGACAATTGCGATATTCCATTTCTGAATTGAGCAAACTCACGAACTTGCGCTTTTATTGTAGAAACATTTCCTTCAAGGTTGATGGCAGTTTGAGGTACTCCAGTAAAACTTTGTACAATCGCTGCCAATTCATCCTTACCTGAAGAACCCGGACCATAAAAAAACAGAATAGGGAAGTTGCTCAATTTTTCTACAACGATATCCTGGAACAAAGAAGCAATTCCAAACAGCAATGCTGATATCGCATGATCGCGATGCACTTGTTTAACCTTGAGCATAAAAACTGCAAAAGAAACTTGATTATTTATTACTCGAAATCGCTTTTGTGCATCAAATTTGAAGCTGTTATTTCTGTAAATTTTATTTGCTGATGGGATGTAATAATGAATGTTGTCATGAATTAAAATTCCATTTTCTGATAATTCAATCGTGCCACCATCAATGGTTGTTATTTTATTATTCCATGCCCAAAATTCGCCTTCAGGTTGCCATCCAAGAACTTCAATTTTTCTGCCTGTTCCCATTTTGTCAAACAAGAACTGGCGAAGCTTCAGTAAATCATTTCTATTTCCATCGAAGCGAAAATTTCCGTGTCCTGTCATTGTATTGTCAAATGCTTGAGGCGTATTTAGATTTTCTGATGGTGTATCGAAAATTTTTTCTAAACCGTGAACATTTTTAATGCGGACTAATTTCATTGGAAATTTTTCGTCCTGCATGTGGTTTAGAACTTCGATTTCAAAATTTGATTTGGAAGCAAAGCGAATTTTTCCGTCTTCGGTTTCGTTTAACGCCATCCAAATTCTATTCTTAGCCATAAACATTCCGTAAAATTTTATATCAGCTTCTAAATCTTTGAACGGAATATCAACTCCTTTTGGAAGTTCATATTCGTAATCGTTGAAATCGGTATAGATTACTTCAGTATTTGCAAGCTTACTTTCTTTAACCCATTTTTTAATAGTAGTAATCGAAATTTTACTTTCTTTGGCCAACCATTTGCTATAAACTACATCGGCAATGTATTCATCTTTGATGGTTCCAATTAAATCACAAAGTTCTTTGGTAGCTGCTGTAATTTCAATTTCACTTCCCTGAAGCTTTTCGTTCATCAAAATTTTGAAACCATCCTGACGAATTTCGTTTGGTTTGAACATATTGTCTAATCCTTCAGACAAACCAATCAAGTCATGATATTTTCTTGTGAAGTCATCAGGATCTAAGTCTAGTTCGATTACTTCAACGCGCATTCCTGATTTAATAAATTCTGGAATGTATTTTAAAACAGAAGCTTTTCCGGCTTTGTCTGGATCCATACACAGAACAACTTTTGAAGTAAACTTTTTTAGCAAGTTTATTTGTTCGTCAGTGATGGCAGTTCCACAAGGCGCAACAGTATTTTCCAATCCGCATTCATGAAAACCGATAACGTCGTTGTAGCCTTCAACTATAAAAACTTCCTGGCGTTTACGAATAAAAGCTTTGGCTTTGTGCAAGCCGTACAAGACTTTTGATTTATTGTAAAGAATGTTTTTGTTGTCAACAGTTGGATTTATCCATTTGCCTGTTTTTTTGCTTCCGGTTATATCACGACCTGCTAATCCAATTAGCAATCCATTTACATCGTGAATAGGATAGATAACACGATTTGTATATTTGTCGTATTTATTGCCGAGTTCTGATTTATTGACTAAACCTAGAGCTTTTCCATCTTCGAGTTTTCCAGAACGTTCTAACTTATCGTATAGAAAATTCTCTGGAGCAAAACCGATACCCCAATCCAGAACTTTTTCATCATTGTATTCGCGATTTTGAAAAACTTCAATTTTGGCTGGATGATCTTCAGGAAGCTTTTTGAATTGTTCTTGATATAAAATCCAAACCGACTCCAGTGTTTTTCTTAGTTGTTCTTTTTTCTCCAGGCGTTCTTTTTGTTGTTCGCTTAGTTGTAATTCTTCATATTCAACCGTCATGTTCATGTGACCTGCAATTATCTTGATTGCTTCAGGATAAGTGCAGCTTTCTTTTTCCATAACAAAGCTCACGAGATTTCCGCCTTTTCCAGTGCTGAAATCTTTCCAGATATTTTTAACTGGAGAAACAGTAAATGAAGGCGTGTTTTCTTTTGAAAAAGGTGAGAAACCTTTTAGGTTTGCTCCAGCACGTTTCAATTCAACATACTTACCAATGACAACATCTATATGCGCGGCGTCTAGTAGATTTTCAATAAAGCTTTGTTTAATATAGCTCATGTTATTTTTCGCTTTTTCTTATCGTTACGGTATTTTCAATTTGGTTTTTATAGTTGACTGTACTAAAAATAAAGCTGTGACTATCAGTTGCAGGAAATTCTTCTACGAATTGCACAGCTGCTTTTAACCCTTGAACTTCTATTCGTTCAATGGTTTGATTGTTTAGCTTTATTTTTAGTATTGGTGTCATTAGTCTTGGATTATTTCAACTTCGCAATCATTGTCTTCAGATATGATAAATAACTCAATACCTTTACAGAAAACATTACATTTTTCATAGGCATTTTCTTTGTCATTTTTTACGTATTGAGTGAGTTTATATCCATCTTTGATGTAAGTTTGAACCCTACCAAAACCTTCATAAAATTCACAGCTTCCAAGTCGTGCAACTAATTGAGCTAAATGTTTGGCTAAATCTTCAACGGTTTCAACTTCAAAGAAAGTATTGCTCCAGTCTTTTAATGCTTCTTTATTCCAAATGGTTTCGTCTATTTCTATTTTGAAAGTGTCAACTCGTGTGACTTCTGTTTTTATTGATTTTATGCTCATGATTTTGTTTTAAATAAAGCCGACCGTTAAGTCGGCTTCAGTTTTTAAATAAATAAAGTCGATTATTAGCTTGCGCTAACTATCATGGGTAAGAACGTACTAGATTAATCCAAAGAAAATGCACACTTTGGTAATTCCTTGTTTGGTCTGCACACCAAGCAAGTTGTGGATGAAAGCTTTGGCTTTGTGAAAGCTTCCGAGTGGCATTTCTAATTCTGAAGCAATGTGTTCGTTTGTCATTTCTGAACTTGACAATTGCATCAGTTTTACATCGGTTTCGGTCAAACGATAATCGTTGACCATTGGAAGCTTGCAAAGCTTTCCTTCATATGGACAATTGCCTCGTTTTGGACAATCCCAATATTCACCATCCTGAAGTTGTCCATCAGCTGTGATATCGGATTTGAAATCTAATCCGCCAAAACGGCAAGACACAAATTGCTCTAGTCTTTTCCACTCTGAATCGGGATACAGGTCATGAAGAATTAAATTAACTTCCTGGTCTTTTTTAATTTCTTCTTTAATTAGTTCAATAATACCTAATGGTATTTCGGTAAAGTCGATAACTTTCCCTTTGTGAATTGCTTTTGCCATACTATCAAGCACAAAGAACTCGATAGAATTGCAATTCATTCCTGGATACATCTTGGTCATGGTCATGATATATATAATTATTGATTAACGAGTTTTGATAATTGCTCTTTTTGCTCTTTGTGTTCAAGTGCGATTTGAACCATTATGTTGAGCAATGGCAATCTTGTAGAAGGATATTTGGTAATTCTATAACGAAGATTTCGAATTATTCCTTTTGTTACACTTTCGTCAGCTGCTCTTTTGATTACTTCATCAGTGTAATTTTCTGGAAGATGTTCGTTTATAATATCATAAGCCTTATCGATATGCAAATGCATATCATCTTTTTTATTTTTTTCTATTATCTTTGTCAT